GCAGATCGAATCGATCCAGCTCAAGCCCCTGTTCTACGCCGCCCAGAAAGAAGCGCTGGAACGCGCCGGCGACGATGAAGACGATCAGTTCTTCGAACTGGCGCTGCTGGCCACCGGGTTGTCGGTCAAGGAACTCGACCAGCTCAAGCGCCCGGACTACGTGACCATCGCGCAGTACGTGCACGAGTTCTCGACCCGTCCGGCGTCGTACTTTCTCGACCAGGTCGAAGACGCCGAAAAGTCCGACGATCCCGACCAGGTGCAACTGCTGCAACCGCTCGCCGTCACCGGCCGCACCGTGACCTCGCTGAGCCTGGAAATGCCGGCGCTGCGAGCCACCAAAGTGATGAAGAAACTGAAAACGGCCAAGGAACGCGCCGAGTTCATCACCGCCCATTGCACCGGCCTGATGATCCCCGATCTGGCCCTGATGAGCGTCCCGGACTGGACGCAATTGCAGGTGCGCATCGACGATTTTTTAAACCAGCCGGCGGCCTTCTTTCAGAACGCGACATCGAAGTAATCCTCGATATCGTGCCGCTCATTTACCCGGTAAGTGAGGCGGAAATTCTGGAGTGGGACGCCGAAAAGGCGTTGCGCCGCTACGACATAGCGATCACTCGCCTTGGCGTGAAACAGGAGTAGAGCGGCATGGCAGAGAGCAAAAATATGCTCATGAATGCCGGTGACAGCACAAGCGCAGGATTCGGCAGTATCACCCTGAGCACTGCCGCGCTGAACGCAGGAGCCGGGCAGTTTGCCGTGGAACAGACCAGCGGCCTGCGCCAGGCACTGCTGACGGCCAGCGGTAAAATCGAGCTGCTGACGACGGCAATCGATGCATTGAGCGTGACACTGTCCGCCTTGCGTGCGTTGCCGCAGGCAGTGAGTGCCGGGGCCAAAAGTGAGTCGTCCGGCGGACAGAAAGCACCGGAAAAATCCTCCGGGGGAGCTGAGCTTCCCGAGATGCGCAAGGCCGCGATGGCCATGGATTCGGCGGCGGCCACTCTCGCCAGTGTGGCGCAGCTTTCCCGCGATGGCGGGAAAGACATGGCGCTCACGAGCTTGAAAATGGCCAGTGCCACCCTGGTGGCTGCCGGAGGTACGACCGGGGTCGATCTGGTCAGGATTGAAACCCTGGCAGCCAAGGCGGGAATCGGCAGCGAAGCGGTGAACGAGGAAGGCAGAAAGCACGAGTTGCTGACCTTTGCCAGCGATGCGGCCATCACTGCATCGGCATTCAAGGTTTCGGGGCTGGAAGCCGGCGAAATGTTGAAGGTCTGGCGCACCTCGATGAAGCTCTCGCGCGATCAAGCCCTTGATCTGGCGGATGCGGCCAATCATCTCGGCAAAATGCCCGGCGATGTGCAGACAGCGGATATTGGTTCTGTTCTGCAGCAGTCGGGCGAGGCGGCAATCAGCGCAGGCTTGCAACCGGAACAGGCTGCGGCGTTGACGGCAGCGTTGCTCAACAGCGGCGCGAAAAAAGACGATGCCGGCAATGCGCTGAAGAACATTTCCAGTGCACTGGGCAAGGGCGATCAAGCATCCATGGCCGAGAAAGGTGCCTGGAAGCAGTTGGGCCTGGATCCCAAGGCAGTGGCCGAAGCCATGCGTGATCCTGACAAACAGAATGCCCAAGGCGCCGTTCTATCGGTGCTTGCGGCGCTGAATGCCAGACCGGTGGAACAGCGTTCGACATTGGCCCGGACCTTGTTCGCGGACAGTGGAGAGGCCGCGTTGTCGCTGTCCCAGGACCTGGGCAAGGTGAATGAAGCCTTTTACCTCGTGAGCGACAAAAGCCGATACGCGACATCGAAGCTGGGTGATAAAAGCTCGGTAAGACAGTCCGCACTGGCACTTGCCGAGACTCAGCAGGGGCAGTGGAACATCAAGAATGCCCGTGAGGAACGTTTGTCGGTCGCCAAAGGCAATGCACTGGCGCCGGATATCGAGAAACCCGGTGAGAGCCATTCGATAGACACGCTGAGCGATCTGGCCGAAACCTACCCGAAAACCACGGGTGCTGTTCTGACGGCGACGGCCTGGATCAAACCGGTGTTCGACGCCGTGACCGATGCGGTGGTCGGTGAGCTGAAAGACCGGGGAGGCAAATGGATCGTTGATAAAGCTGCCAGTTACCTTCCCGGTCGTTCAAAGCTCGGCTTGTCTGCAGCAACCTCTGCGACGGCCGTGGCTGAAACTCAGGGCCTGGCTCTGGCCAGTCGCAGTGCCAGCGCTGGCAACGGTCTGAAAATATTCGAACAGACTGCAAGGGTTGCTGCTCCGCGGCTGGAACCTGTACTCGCATCGGTGCAGCCGGCCTCGCGCTGGATGCCTTGGCAGGCGAAGGCGGCGATGGGGGCTTCGGCTGTCGCCGCGGGTATTGCCAGCGGTGACAAACAGCAGATTGCGCAAGGTCTCGGTGCCGCTGGTGGCGCCTGGGCCGGTGCGGTCGCCGGCAGCTCGATCGGCGCCTCCATAGGAAGTGTGGGGCTGGCGCCGGGCATTGCACTTGGCGGTCTGATCGGTGGGCTGGTCGGGGGATGGCTGGGCGCTGAAGGAGGGGAGTTTTTAGGTGAGAAACTGATGTCCAGCGCACCGGACAAACTCGCCCCGCCGGCCGAAGTCGCCAAAGACCTGGCTGGCGCACAGACGCAAAACCAGCAGGTTTCCTTCTCTCCGACGATCCAGGTCAATTGTCCTGCACCCGACACTGCCCAACAGATTCAGTCGATTATCGAGCAACAGATTTCCGGTCAATTCCATGGCCAATTCATGCCGCTGCTGATGGGCGCTAACCCACTCGGGACGCGTCGTGATGCCGCCCTGACTGACGGAGCCGGTACATGAAACAACAAATGGCACTGGGCAGTTTCATCTTCGGCCTGTCCCGGGATTTTGCGTACAGCACGCTGGCGCGAAAGTCCGATGGCGGCTGGACCGAGCTGCAGATCCTCAACAGCAAGCCCAAAGCCCATCAGATAGGGCAGAAGCCCGAAACCCTGACCATCGGCGGCACCTCGATGTACGCCGTGGCGATGGACCGGCTCGATGAGCTGCGGGCGCTGCAAGCGTTGAGAGCGCCGCTGCCGTTGATTGACGGCATTGGCCGCAACTGGGGTTTGTGGCGGATCACCAGCATCGACGAAAACCAGAGCGAGGTCATCGATGACGGCACCGCGATGGTGATCAAGTGGGTGATCGTATTGACGGAGTTCAACAATGCGTAAGGTACGAAGCGTGGCCGGCGATTCGGTGAATCTGTTGCTCTACCGCGAAACCGGTCGCAGTGATGACAGCGCCGAAGAAGCCCTGTGGACACTCAATCCGGTCCTGGCCGAGCACGGCCCGATTCTGTCCGCAGGCGTCTGGGTGACCCTGCCGGAGCTCGACTCGAAACCGGCCGCGATCAAACCGGTTCTGGCCTGGGATTAAGGAGGCAGCATGGCACAGGGATTTACGCCGGCGATCGAAATCTACGGCGCCAACAAGGACCTGCTGAACCAGCGCCTGATCAGTTGGGAACACATCGATGCTGCCGGGATGGAGTCCGATCAACTGACGCTGGTGCTCGACCTGGAAGGCCTTGATGGCTTGCCGACCCTGGGCGGAATAATCGGCTTGCGGGTGGGCTATCTGGAGACCGGGCTGGTCGAAAAGGGCCATTTCAAGGTCACTCGGCTGACACCCACGCTGTTTCCGCTGCGCCTGACGCTGGTCGCGACCGCCGCGCCTTTCAGTGGCAAAGACGAGACCCGGTTCAAGGAACGGCGCACGGCCAGTCATGGCCCCACTACGCTTGGCGGACTGTTTCGGAAACTGGTTGAGCCGCACGGTTTCTCGCCGCGCGTCGATCCTGAACTGGCGCTGATCCGGATCGCTCATGTCGACCAGTCGAACGAAACCGACATGAGCTTCATCACGCGACTCGCGAAGAAGTACGACGCGGTAGCCAAACCGTTCAATGACCTCTACGTGCTGGCGAAACCGGCACAGCTCAAGAACCTGTCGGGGCAGGTCATTCCGGACGTCAGGCTGTCGGTAACCAGCAACAATCGACCGGGCGATCACGCATTCATCAGCGCTACGCTGGAGGAGACCGCCCGCACGCAGAACCAGGGTTGCAAAACCTGCTTTTGGGACGGCGCTGTCGGTGTTCTGCGCGAGGTGCTGACCGGTTCGAAGCCTTACAAGGTGATTCGTCAGAAACAGGCCAGTGAAGAAGAAGCCAAGGCCATCGGCGAAGCTGAAGTACGCAAGATGCTGCGCGAAAAATACAAGCTGAAGGTCACTTGCCCGGGCGATCCGATGCTGGCGGCCGAAGGGTTGTTGGTACTCGATGACACTTGGCCGGACTTCATGCGTGGTCGCTGGTCGATTGAAAAAGTCACCGCCAGCGGCAAGCGCGAGGAAAGCTATCGCTGCCTGATCGAAGCGAGCGGTCACGATCCCAAGGCAAAAGCCAAAGACTGATTCACCTCTTGCTCCCACAGGGTTTTGCAGTGTTCTGCGAGCCCTGTTTCATTCTGGAAAACCCACTCATGAAGATCTCCCCGATCCTCACGCAGCTGCGTGCGCAATGCCCAAGCCTTGCCGGCCATATCGCGACAGGTGTCGACCTGGCGCTGCTGCAAGGCAACCCGAATCTGCCGACCCCGTCGGCGCATGTTTTACCCCTGGCCGATCTGGCCAGCGCCAGCACCGCACAGAACTCCCTCAACCAACCGATCCGCGACCGCTTCGAAATCATCTTGGTGCTCGACGCCACGGACGCCACAAAAGCGCTGGATCTGTTGCACGACCTGCGCGCCGAAATCTGGCGTGCGCTAGTGGGTTTCAAACCCGGTTCCGACTACAGCGCCATCGTTTATGACGGCGGCGAAACGGTCTCGATCAACAGCAGCCGCGCGTTCTACCGGCTGCGCTTTTTTGCCGAGTTCCAGCTGGGCCGCAATCTGCCAAGTCAGCCTGCGGAGAGTTGGCACGAACGCGAACTGGACGGTTTGTCGTCCTTTACCGGGGTCACCGTGCGGGTCGATGCGATCGACCCGGCGGACCCCAACCTGAAACACCCGGGCCCTGACGGGCGCGTGGAACTGACTTTCTCTGGAGACGTAACCCCATGAGCAACCGCATCACCGTAGTGCCGGCCGCTGGCCGTGCCGTGCCCGACCCGGAAGCGGGCGATCTGCTGCCCCTCCAAGGGCGTGAAGTGCTGGACAGCGCCTGGTGGCGCCGGCGTCTGGCCGACGGCGATATCACTTTCAAAACCGCAACAGCCAAACAAAAGGGAGCCAAATAATGGCGATCGGATTCAGCAACATCCCCGCGGACATTCGTGTACCGCTGTTCTATGCCGAAATGGACAACTCGGCCGCCAATAGCGCGTCCTCGTCCATGCGCCGCCTGATTGTGGCGCAGGTCAACGACAACATCGCCCCGAACGAAGTCGGCAAACTGGTGCTGGTTTCCAGCGTCGCGCTGGCCAAGAGCATCGGCGGCCAGGGCTCGATGCTCGCGTCCATGTACGAAACCTTCCGCAAGGCCGACCCGATCGGCGAGATCTGGTGCCTGCCCCTGCACAACGCTGAAGGCGCAATCGCCAAAGGCGTGGTGACTCTGACGGGCGCCGCGACCCAGGCCGGCGTGCTCAACCTGTATGTTGGCGGCGTTCGCGTGCAGGCCACCATTGCCAATGGTGCAACCGCGGCACAAGCGGCCACCGCACTGGCGCAGAAAGTCAACGCTACTGCCGATCTGCCGGTGACGGCGCTGGCAACAGAGGGTGTGGTCACCCTCAACGCCAAATGGATCGGCGACAGTGGCAACGACATCAGCCTGCAATTCAATCGCCTGGGCAAGAGCAACGGCGAAGAAACACCGGCCGGTCTGGTCACCGCGATCACCCCGATGATCGGTGGCACCGGTGTGCCGGATCAGGTGGCCGCCGTCGCGGCTCTGGGCGACGAGCCGTTCGAGTTCATCGCACTGCCATGGTCGGATCTGACCACCCTCAAGACCTGGCAGGCGGTGATGGATGACAGCACCGGTCGCTGGTCGTGGGCCAAGCAATTGTTCGGTCATGTCTACAGCGCCAAGCGCGGCACCGTGGGTACTCTGGTAGCGGCCGGCCAGGCCCGCAACGACCAGCACATGACCATTCAGGCGCTGGAGCCGGGCGTTCCGCAACCCGTGTGGGTGCAAGCCGCAGCGTTGACTGCGCGCACGGCGGTATTCATCTCTGCCGACGCCAGCCGTCCGACCCAGAGCGGCAGCCTGCCAGGTGTCGATCCGGCTCCGGCCAGCGAGCGCTTCACCCTGACCGAGCGTCAGTCGCTGCTCAACTACGGCATCGCCACCGCGTACTACGAAGGCGGCTACGTGCGCATTCAGCGTGCGATCACCACCTACCAGAAGAACGCCTACGGTCAGGCCGACAACTCGTACCTGGACAGCGAAACCATGCACCAGTCGGCGTTCATCGTGCGTCGTCTGCAAAGCGTGATCACCAGCAAGTACGGTCGCCACAAGCTGGCCTCCGACGGCACCCGCTTCGGCGCCGGCCAGCCGATCGTCACCCCGGCGACCATTCGCGGTGAGTTGATCGCCCAGTACGCCAAGCTCGAACTGGAAGGCCACGTGGAGAACGCAGAGCTGTTCGCCGAGCACCTGATCGTCGAGCGCGACGTGCAGGACCCGAGCCGCGTGAACGTGCTGTTCCCGCCTGACTACATCAACGGTCTGCGCGTGTTCGCACTGCTCAACCAGTTCCGTCTGCAGTACGACGACGTCGCCTGATCGGCCCGTTTGCCACTGTGATTCGGCCCACCTCGCGTGGGCTTTTTATTTGAAGGGAGTAACACCATGGGTCAACTGATTGCAGGCACCTGCTACGTCAAAGTGGACGGCGCGCAACTGACTATCAACGGCGGCTGCGAAGCCCCGCTGATGGCCGTCAAACGCGAAACCGTCGTTCCGGGTTTCTACAAGGAAACCGATATCGCGCCATCGTTCAAGGTGACCGCGCTGCACACCGCCGACTTCCCGCTGAAGAAGCTGATCGAAGGCACCGACATCACCGTCACCTGCGAATTCAGCAACGGCAAAGTCTATGTGCTGGCCGGTGCCTACCTGGTCGAAGAGCCTGTCTCCAAAAGCGATGACGCCACCATCGAACTGAAATTCGAAGGCATCAAGGGGACCTGGCAATGAGCGGCGCCGTGAAGCTTCAAGTTGCGATCGAAGCTCACGGCGAGCCCCTGACCGAACTCGTCCTGCGCCGTCCGACGGTGCAGGAAGTGCGAGCGATCAAGGCGCTGCCGTACAAGATCGACAAGACCGAAGAAGTCAGTCTCGACATGGACGTCGCGGCCAAATACATCGCCGTGTGCGCCGGCATTCCGCCGTCGTCGGTCAACCAGCTGGATCTGGCTGACCTCAACGTGCTGAGCTGGGCCGTTGCGAGTTTTTTCATGAGTGCGGCGTCGGAGCCATCACCGACCTGATTTCGGTCGCCTATGACCTGGCCTGGTTCTGGAAGGTTGACCCCGAACAGATGATGGCCAGGCCACTGGATGTGCTCCGCGAATCGCTGGAGCACGCGCAACGGATCAATGCGATGCAGCAGGTGCAGTGATGGCTAATACACAATTGAGCCTGATCCCGCAGAACTTCCCCGTCACGGTCAACATGCTCGTGGTGCTCAAGGGCGCCGAGAAAATGGAGGCCGAGATGAAGGGGCTGCGCGGCAAGGTCGCAGCATTCAAGAAAAGCATGGAAGACAGCGGCCTGGAGCCGCTGGACGTCGCCGGATTCATCGCCGAAGGTGGCCTGCTCAAGCCGTTTCAGGACGGCATCAAGAAGGCCATCGAAGCGCAGGATGCGCTGGCGAAAAAAGTCCGGGCGAACAAGGGGCTGAAAGTCCCCAAGGTTGTCCACGGTGAAACTTCCGCCAACCTTGAGAAATTCAACAAGGCGCTGGACAAGGTTTCATTGAAGATCGGTCAGGCGCTGCTGCCGGCGGTCAATGGCATCGTCACGGCACTGACACCGATGATTACCTCGATCGGCCAGTTCATTGCGAGCAATCCCTACCTCGTCGAAGGGCTGGCCGCCGCAGCGGTGGCATTCACGGTAGTGACGGTCGGTGCGATGGGACTGGTGGCGGTGTTGGGGATCCTGACGTCACCAATCGGCCTGATCGCAGCAGGCATTGCCGCAGCGGTGGCGGTCATCGTGATCGGTGCACGCCTGATTACCAAACACTGGGATTCGATTTCCGGGTTCTTCGGTGGACTCTGGACTTCGATCAAAGCGTCCTTCAACTCCGGTATCGACAAGGTCAAGCAGAACTGGCGCGAGCTGCGTGCTTCGACCTCGAAGACCCTGGATGAAATGGGTGCTTCGGTCCTCAAAAGCTGGGATGACATCCGAACGGGCACCCTGTCCCGGGCCGCGGATCTCGCAGCCGGTGCCAGTGAAAAACTGGAGAAGTTCTCGGCGGCCAGCAGGCAAATCTATGACTCGGCCTCCGACAGCGCACTCAAGTTCTGGGATGACTCGGTACAGGCCGCCTGGGCGGGATGCGCTGCGGTCAAGACCGCGTGGGACGACCTCGCGCTGCGCGACAAGATGTCCGCAGGACTGGAGGCCGCCGGCGAGCTGTTTTTCGGCTTCTGGGATTCTGCCGCGCAAGCGTCGTCGAAGGGGCTGGCAGCGGTCGAAGCGGCTTTTGACAGTATTTCGATCAAGGACACGCTGGCCAATGCATTGCAGTCCACCCGAGGGCTGTTGGCGGACTCGATCAGCGCCATGAGCGCAAGCGCATCGGGCCAATGGGAGCAGTTCAAGTCGATCTTCTCCTGGTCGCCGACGGCGATGTTCCAGGAAAAGTGGCAACCGCTGGGGCAGGTCTTTTCCTCGCTGTGGGACGTTCTGCGGGCTGGAGCCGAACCTTTCAAGGTCGAGTTTCAGAGCCTGTTTGACGGATCGCCGGTGGATTCGGCCATGGCCAGATGGGATGGCCTGAAGGGCTACTTCTCAGGTTTGTGGGCAACCCTGTCCACGGACTCGAAAGGTGTGAAGACCGAGTTCGATAACCTGTTCAGTCAATCTCCACTGGAGTCGCTCCAGCAAGCCTGGGAGCCGGTGGTGAGCAGGTTCAGCGAGATCTGGGCCAGGCTGAAAAGCTTTGTCGAGCCGATCAGTGCACTGTTCAGCGGCAACCTGTCGGAGCTGGTCGCGACCATTACCGGTCAGTCCGGAGCCGATGGCCAAGGCGCTCAGCCGACGGCACTTTTCGGCGGTGGCGCAACAGGGATGAGCAGCACGTTGCCGCAATCTTCCAGTGCGCTGATCCAGCAAAGCGCCGCCAACAGCCGCACGCAACTCGAAGGCGGCCTGACGGTGCGCTTCGAAAACGCGCCGGCGGGGCTGCGCACCGATCAACCGCAAACCAATCAACCGGGGCTGGCGCTCAGTTCGCGCATCGGCTATCGCTCGCTATCGGCAGGAGGTTCCAATGAACTGGCGTGACCGTTTGTTGCCGGCATCCTTTCGCGGTGTCGGCTTCTGGATCGACCAGGCGAAAACCCCGGTCGGTCGCAAGGGACAGTTGCACGAATACCCGCAACGCGACCTGCCGTTTTTCGAGGACCTCGGCCAACAGGCCAGGACCCACGATCTGACGGCATTCGTCATCGGTGCCGACTGCCTGGAGCAGCGCGACAAGCTGCTCCAGGCGCTGGAGCAGGGCAGTGGCGAGCTGGTGCATCCGTGGCTGGGACGCTTGCAGGTCAAGGTCGGCGAATGTGACATGACCCATACCCGCCAGGACGGCGGGATGGTGACGTTTGCCCTTAAGTTCTACCCGGACCGGCCGTTGCCGTTTCCGACGGCGACGGTCAGCACACAGAAAGTGCTGCTGGCCAAGGCCGACACGCTGCTGGGTTCGGCGGTCGCGCGTTTCGAAGAGGTCATGATCCGCATTCAGGCCGCGCGGATCGGCATCAATAATCTGCGCAACAGCCTGACCGGGGTCTATGACGTCATCAAGGAGCAGCTCAAGCCACTGATCGAGCAGTACAGGGAGATCACCGAGCTGGTCAAGGCCGTCAAGGAGTTGCCCAAGGAAGTGGCGGCGGAGTTCAAGGGCTTGCTGGGCGACATCAAGTCGCTGAAGGAATTCGCGAAGGAAGGTTACCGTGGCGTGATTGCCGACGTGTCCGGCCAGATCGAAGCCATCCGCAAGGCCGATGCGCCGAAAATCACCACCGGCAAGGACACCAACGCAGCTGCGCAAGCCATGGCCGATCTGGTGCAGGACACGCTGATCGTGAAAGTGGCGCAATGGGTTGCCTCGATGCCGGTGGCGTCGACGCCGGTGAAACTGGCATCGACGCCCACCGTGGCCCAGCAGGCGATCCAGCCGGTCACCCGTCAGGAAGTGCCGGTCACCGACGATCTGCAACTGCTGCAAAAGGAGTTGCTCGAGGCGCTCCAGCTAGCGCAGAACAAGGCCGGTCCAGCGCACTATCAAGCCATCAGCGATGTGAAGGAAGCGCTGATCGCGCACCTCAAGGCTGTGGCTTCGTCCGGTGTGCGCCTGGTCAGCAAATCGTTTCAGGAGAGCCTGCCGGCGCTGGTCGTGGCCTACAAGCAGTTTGCCGATGCGACCCGGGTCACGGAAGTGACTCAGCGCAACGGCATCGCTCATCCGGTGTTCTCACCCAACGATGTGAAAGTCTCCAGGGAGTGAGCCATGGACGAGATGGACAACCACGTCACGCTGACGGTCGGCGACCTGGAATACGGCGGCTGGAAAAGCGTGGAAATCAGCGCCGATCTGGAGCGCCAGTTCCGTACTTTCAAACTCGACATTACCTGGCAATGGCCGGGGCAGACCGTCGATCAGCGAATCAAGGCCGGAGACGCCTGCGAGGTGAGGATCGGCAAGGATCTGGTACTCACCGGGTACGTTTCAAAACGCCGATCAGCTATGACGGGCGGCAGATCAGTCTGAGCGTCGAAGGCAGTTCCAAAACCCAGGATCTGGTGGATTGTGCGGCGCGAAATATTCCTGGCCAATGGCAGGATCAATCGTTGTTGAGCATCGTCCAGGCCCTGGCCATGGAGTACGCCCAGTTTGTGGTCAACGAAATTCCCGAGACTGCACGCCTGAGCAAACACACCATCGTCCCGGGTGAGACAGTGTTTCAGTCGATCGACCGTCTGCTCTCGCTGTACCGGGTGTTTTCCACCGATGATGAGCAGGGGCGGCTGGTGCTCGCCAAGCCGGGCAGCGGTGGCCGTGCCAGTGATGCGCTGGAGCTGGGTAAAAATATCCTATCGGCCAGCGCGCCGATGGATTACAGCCAGGTGTTCTCCGAATACCGGGTGATCGGCCAGCAAAAGGGCACCGACAAAAAGAGCGGGGCGGCCGTCAGTGAAGTGGAGTCGACGGCTGCCGACCTTTCGTTCAAGCGTCGCCGGACCACGGTGATCAACGAAGGCACGCAGTTGACCTTCGAACTGGCGCAGCAACGGGCCCAGTGGGAAAGCGCCACCCGCATGGGCCGGGCGCTTGCCACCACCTATCAGGTGCAGGGCTGGCGCCAGTCCAATGGCGATCTGTGGCGACACAACACGCTGGTGCGGGTCAAGGATCCGGTCATCGGTTTCGACGAAGACATGCTGATTTCCAAAGTGACGTATTCGCTGTCGGCGCAAGGTTCGGTCACCACTCTGGAGGTCGCGCCGCCGCATACCTTCGATGCCAATCCGTCACCCCCGAAAACAACCTGACCCCGAGTTCTGCAAACACCACTGGACACTGTGGGAGCGGGCTTGCCCGCGAAAGCGGTGGTGGTTGCCACACATCTTTGCCTGAACGACCGCCATCGCGGGCCAGCCGCTCCCACAGGGCTTGTCTGTGTCTGGCAGGTCTGGAGGAAACCCTATGAGCCTACTGACACGCCTGCTGGCGCGCGGCACTGTCGTGCTCGCCAGCTCGGCTTCCAAACTGCAATCGCTGCAGATGCGCCTCACCGCCGGCGAGGTGAACGACGACATGGAACACTTCGAACCCTACGGCTTTACCAGCCATCCGCAGGCCGGCGCCGAGGGTGTCGTCGCGTTTCTCGGCGGCGATCGGTCCCATGCCATCGCCCTGGTGGTCGCCGACCGCCGTTATCGCTTGCAGTCTCTGGCGGCGGGTGAAGTGGCGATCTACACCGACGAGGGCGACAGGATCCACTTCAAGCGCGGGCGGATCATCGACATCGAAACCGCCACGCTGAACATCCGCGCCAGCACTGCGGTGAATGTCGACACGCCGGTCATCAATCAGACCGGCCAGATCGTTTCCAAAGGCGACCAGGTCGCTGGTGGCATCAGCCAGATCAAACACGTGCATGTCGGCGTGCAGGCCGGTAGCGGCCAGACCGGTGCGCCGGCGGGAGGCCAATGATGTTTATCAGTCAGAACCTGCACGCCGCGCTGACCCGCGCCGTGTTGATCAGCCTGTTCACCTGGCGCCGCGCGGCCGACGACGATGCCCTCGACGACGAGGAGCGTTATGGCTGGTGGGGTGACACTTTTCCTACCGTGGCCAATGACCGCATCGGTTCGCGGTTGTGGCTTTTGCGCCGGGTAAAGCTGACCCGGCAGACCCAGATGGACGCCGAATTCTATGCCCGCGAAGCCTTGCAATGGCTGATCGACGACGGCCATTGCAGCGCCATCGACATCATCAGCGAACGCCTGGACGCCCAGCGCCTGAACCTGCGCACGGTCCTGACCCTGGCCGATGGCGAGCGCCTGGACATCAACCCCGAAAACAGTTGGCAGGTGATCTATGCCGTTTGAAACCCCTTCGCTGCCGGTGCTGATCAAACGCACCCAAAGCGACCTGGCCGGCGATTCGCTGCGCCAGTCCGATGCACAAGTCCTGGCCCGCACCCTTGGCGGTGCGGTCTACGGACTCTATGGCTATCTCGATTGGATCGCCGAGCAGATCCTGCCCGACAAGGCCGATGAATCGACCCTGGAGCGGATAGCCGCGCTGCGCTTGAATCAGCCGCGCAAACCCGCGCAAGTGGCCACTGGCAGCGTCAGCTTCAGTGCCAGCGCCGGGGCGGTGCTGGATGTCGACACATTGCTGCAATCGAATGACGGTCGAACCTACCGGGTCACCGCTGCGCGAACTACCGGCAACGGCGTCAACAGCACCACCATTGCCGCTCTGGATGCCGGCAGTCAGGGCAATGCCGACGCCGGTCTGATACTGGTACCGGTGCAACCGGTCCTGGGCATCGACGGCAGCAGCTTCAAGGTCGTGGAACCAGGGCTGACCGGCGGCATCGCCCGGGAAAGCCTCGAATCCCTGCGCTCAAGGGTGATCCGCTCCTACCGCCTCATTCCTCACGGCGGTTCGGCTCAGGATTACGAGACGTGGGCGCTGGAGTGCCCGGGAATTACCCGGGCATGGTGTCGTGGCAACTTTCTGGGGCCGGGCACGGTCGGCGTATTCGTCATGCGCGACGACGATGTACAGCCCATTCCCAATGACGAGCAACTGGCGCAAGTGCAGGACTACATCGAACAGTTGCGGCCGGTGACCGCCGATGTGCGTGTGCTGGCGCCGGTGCAGGTGCTGGTCAACTACAAGTTGCGGATCACGCCCGATACCAGCGCTGTACGTGCCGCTATCGAAAGTCAGCTGCGTGACCTGCACAACCGCGAAGCCGGGCTGGGTGAAACCCTGTTGCTCAGTCATATCGGCGAAGCCATCAGCAGCGCCACTGGTGAGACAGACCACTCGCTGAAATCGCCGACAGCCAACGTGACGGCTGCCAGCAACCAGTTGCTGACCTTCGGAGGTTGCGAATGGCTGTCCTGAGAAATGCCACGCAATATCGCGATCAGTTGCGCAGCCTGTTGCCCAGCGGTCCGGCCTGGGATCTGGAACGCTTGCCGGAACTGGGCCAGGTGCTCAACGGCATCGCAGAAGAGCTGGCCCGACTGGATGCCCGAGCCATTGTCCTGCTGAACGAAATGGACCCGGCTGGCGTCAGCGAGCTGGTGCCGGATTGGGAGCGGGTCATGAACCTGCCGGACCCCTGCCTCGGTGCCACTCCCCTGTACGACGATCGACGTCTGGCCGTGCGTCGGCGCTTGCTGGCAGTGGGCGGGCAGACAGCCGCGTACTTTATCCAGATTGCCCGCAGCCAAGGCTATCCGGACGCCACTGTCACCGAGCTGCGGGCACCACGCATGGGGCGTTCACGGTTCGGCCAGGCACATTTCGGCACCTGGAAGACGCAATTCATGTGGGTTCTCAACACCGGTGGACGCCTGTCGCTGGGTCGCCGCTTTGGCGCCAGCTACTGGGGCGAACGTTTTGGCATGAACCCGGGCTCCGCCCTGGAATGCCTGATTCACCGCAGCGCACCGGCTCATACCCAGGTGCACATCAATTATGACTAAGGAATGAATAATGGATTATCCAAAGAGTGTGCCCAGTGTAGGGCTGGTCAATGGCAAATTTGTCGATGAAAACCCTGTGGCGGGAACGCCTGGGTCGCTGATTCCGGCGATCTGGGGCAACTCGGTTACCGATGAACTGCTCGGGGTGATCAAGGGCGCGGGTGTGACGCCTGACGAAGTCGATCTGGGGCAACTGCTGCTGGCGGTACGCAAGATCAATCAGTCCGGACTGGTCGATTACGCGGTGGACACAGGCACAGCCAACGCCTATCGCGCCAACTATGCACCGGTCGTCGTCAATCTGGTGGACGGGCTGGTACTGCGTTTCAAGGCCGTCAATGCCAACACTGGCGCCAGTACTTTCTCGGCCAACGACCTGCCGGCCAAACCAATCGTGGGTGTCGACCATAACGCCGTTCAGGAAGGAGAGATCACGGCATCCGGCGATGTCTGGGTGCAGTGGAACAGCTCCGTTGCCAGTGGCGTCTGGGTGATGATCGCCAGCACCGGGATGGTCAAGCAGACCGGTAGCGACATCGGCGATATCAAAACCGTTGCCACGGCAGAACCGCCCAAGGGATGGCTCAAATGTAACGGGGATATTGTGTCCCGTACGCAGTACGCCGCGCTTTTCGCGGCGATCGGTACACGATTCGGTGCAGGTAACGGCAGCACGACTTTCGCCCTTCCGGATCTGCGGGGCGAGTTCGTGCGAGGTTGGGACGACGGTCGTAAAGTCGATAACGCTCGGGTTCTGGGTAGTGCCCAGGCCGGCCAGAACCTCTCGCATACTCACACTGCCTCGGCAGCGGCAACAGGGGGGCATGCCCACGGTGCTTCGGCGTCCGTTGCCGGCAACCACGCCCACAGTGGTATCACCAACGAATCCGGGGATCACCAGCACGGCATTCTGGCCTCGGGTAACAACACCTCCTATGGCCGGCAGGGTACGGGCAGTGGTCCTGGTGACTATGCCGCTGTCACGGCTCCGGGCGGCAATCACGCACACGGTCTCTACATCAACGCGGCGGGCGATCACTCCCATACGATCACGGTCAATGCCGCTGGTGATCACAGCCACGCGTTGACTGTCGCGGCGGATGGGGGCAATGAAGCACGTCCACGCAACGTGGCATTGCTTTACGTCATCAAGTACTGAGCCCTGGCCCGCAGGCACGGCAGTTCGTGCCTGCGGGTTTAAGACCGTCACAGTTTTTCATCAATCGGTTACAGGAGTGAGCGATGAACTTGACCGATCAACAACTGCTCAAGATATACCCCAACGCCCGCTCACTGGCGGGCGTTTTTGTTTCCCCGCTCAACGTCGCCATGGCCCGTCACCGCATCGATACGCCCAAGCGCATCGCCGCGTTTCTCGCGCAGGTCGGCCATGAGTCAGGTCAACTGCAATACGTGCGTGAACTGGGCAACAACCAATACCTGAGCAAATACGACACCGGCACATTGGCCTTGCGTCTGGGCAATACACCGCAAGCCGATGGCGACGGGCAGAAGTACCGTGGTCGTGGACTCATTCAGATCACCGGTCGCACCAACTATCGCCAGTGCAGCCTCGGGTTGTTTGGCGATGAGCGCCTGCTGTCCCTGCCCGAGCTGCTCGAACAACCGCAATGGGCCGCAGAGTCCGCCGCCTGGTTCTGGGAGCGGAACGGTTTGAACGAACTGGCGGACCAGGATCAGTTCAACACCATCACCCGGCGGATCAACGGCGGGTTGAACGGCTTGCAGGATCGCCTGGATATCTGGGCGCGGGCGA